CTTTTGCCTTACTAGCGTCTAATTTTTTTTTTGATTCCTCTAGTTCGGTCTCTAGATAATTTGCTTTTCCTTTATACCATTCTTTTGCATATTCGCAATTTTGATATTCGTCAAACCAAGGACCGCCTTCGGTATAGTGTAATGCTTTAGGGTTGCCATCTTCTGGTTGTTTATACCATCCAACAAGCCAATTCCATTCATGACTTAGTTTTCCAATTTGGTTATCACTCAACCAACTAAATCTATGAAGGAAAGCACCTGTTTTGTGTTCGTCATTTACAAAGTCTTTTGTGACCACAGCATTTGCTGGATGCTCGCAATTGATCAGCATCATACTTGACCAATTTTTTCTTGGATATTGTGTTTGTGCTTGTCCATCCATCTTTACACCTTCTTTAGGTGTGTAGTCATGCTGCGCACACATTACAGCATACTTGTCGTCTCTTTGGTCGTATAATTTTTTAATATCATCTAAAAATACAAAATCACAATCTATAAAAAGTGCCCAACCTTTGAAATTACAAAGTTCAGGTATTAAGAATCTTGTAAATGTAAATTCAGTACTTGCTAAGGCATCTACTGGTCGAGTATATATTCCAGCTTTTCTTAAATCTTTTTGTTTCAACGGTTGTATGTCTACTGGAATACTAGAATTTTCAATAATAGTATGCTTTGCAACTTGATACGCAATATCTTCTCTACTATCCCACCCTACAAATACTTTCATTAATCTCTTCTTTCTATGTCTTCTTCTGTTAATTCTTTGCCTAACCAAACTTCTATTACTTTGGCATCTTTGTTATCTATGTTAACTGCTTTGTGCCACCAACCCAAAGGAATATCGATACTATCGCCTGGTACTAATAATGTGCTGGTTTTTTGACCTTTTTTATCTTCAAGAAACATGTTGATAACACCGTCAACAACATGCCAATGTTCACTGCGCTTGAAATGCCGTTGATCACTTAGTGCTTTTCCTTTGTAAAATGTAAGTTCTTTGACTTGCCATTCTCCGTTGCGATCTAATACTTTGTATTCGCCCCAGTCTCTATGCGTAATAGGTTTTTCCCAATTTGATAAAATCCAACTACTGCTATTTTTCTTATCCTCACCGCCTACACCAAAAACAAACTCAACTTCGCTGTGATCACCAAAAAGTTTTTGTTCTGGTATATCTCCGTCAATTCTATCTCCGCCATTAGCAACAATTATTTTTCCAGTAGTAGTTTGTAGCAAATATCCAATTGCTTTGGTAGTTCCTCCTGTATCATCATCAGGAACTAACATCACGTTGTCAACCATTTCTAAATTTTCAATAATTTTGGCACGTTCTTCAAAAGGCATAAATGCTTGGCCTTTTTTACGTTCTAACCATGGGTCGCTGTTCAAACCAACTACGAGAGTATCTCCTAATTGTTTTGCTGCTTTAAAATATTCAATGTGTCCGCTATGAAGTGGATCAAATCCGCCGGATACAAATACTGTTTTCATGTAGATATTTAATCAACGCCAACCAAAGATATAGTCTTTTCTGACATTAGTAATTTCGTATGCACCAAATGATTTTAAAAACATTCCTGCACATTCGTTTGTATCTGCTTGTTGTTCACAAACGATAATTGGTTTATATTTTAATATTGTATCCATTGCGCCTTTTAACACTTCAAGCTCGTGACGCTCACAATCAATTTTAAGCAAACCAAATTTTGGTAAATCTAAATCGTCTAGTCTTTTTATTTCTATGCTACCAGTGCCAACTTCGCTTACAAAACTGCCGCCTGTGTTTTCTGAATCGTATACCATTTCAACTGTGCTGTTTACACTACCTAAAGCAAAACGATTTATATCAACAGGTAATCCAGCAACATTGCGTTCAAGACAAGTATACACTTGACAAAGTGGCTCAAATGCAATTACTCGATCAAATTTTTTAGTTAATGGTTTTGCCCATAATCCTACATTTGCACCAACATCGATTGCTAAACTAAAATCATCAACGTACTTGTATGCTTCATCTCTGACATCGTCTTGATACTCAGGCGGGCCACCTTTTTTAACACGTTTTGCAATTAAACGTTCAAAATGGTTATCAGAAGTAGGCATCCAATAATTAAAAACTTGTTTCATTTTTTTAATATCGTTATATATTTTTGCACGTAAATATCAAAACGTTCTACATATTTTCTTTTTGTAGATTCTTCATACGTCACTGTCCAGTTGTATGTTGCTAACTTACGTTTCCACCATTTAGGTTGTTCAATAATTAAGTGTGCATTTCTGCCATCACTTAAAACTTTTTTTGCCGGATGACATGCAATTAAATGATATTGGTATTTTTGTGCTCTGTTGAATAAGTCTTGTAGTGTTTCATCTAACAGTGTAGGTTCTACATGTTCCAACACATCACTACTATAAACTAAATCAACTGCTTCAGGTAATTCAATTGGACTTGTGACTGGATCATATGTATAAAGTTCAATATCAGGATACTGTTCTCTAATGGCATCTGATGTTAATCCTTTGCCACTACCAAAGTCTAACATACTTTTTATTTCACCTGAATCTAACAATTTTTTTACTGGACGTGGAATTGATTTACCACTTCCAAATTTTGATTTACTGTGTAATCTTTCTAATTCTTTTAAATATTCATCACTGTGTGCCATTATAAACTTGCATCTTCCATTCCTGCTACTCTTAACTTTACAACATTAGTTATCTGCCATTGCTTCTGATCTAATCCTTTTAAGACACCTAGCCATTTATTTCTTAAGAGAGCAAATTCATTAATAATCTTTTCATAGTCAACAACATCTGCTTCACCGTCGACATATTTTTCTACATCACGACTAGACAGAGCTCGTTGATAATTTTCAAGATATTTTTTAAAGAATGAGCTACGCAATCTGCGTAGCTCAATATTTAGGTAATTAAGAATTGCTTCAATTTCTTGAAGCTGATTAAAACGATGTTCCACAATACCTGGCATTTCAGCTGCTGCCTTTTCAACATTGCCTACCAGCTTACATTCTTTTTTTGCCTCTGCTAGTTCAATTTCAAAGTGTTGTATTGCAGAAGGAATTTTACCAATGTTTCTTGATACTTCAGAATACCATCCCATTATTCATCCCAGTCGCTGTAATCGTCGTCATAATCAATATCTCCGTCATCTTCTAAGTAGTATTGTATTGCACCATCTAAATTTTTATCAGTGCCCAAGCAGTCTTTAAGTGTCATATCGTCGACACCATAATCTGCTAACATGTCTACAAACTTCTCTGCAACAACTTCAATCTGTTTTTTATCTAAATAATTTTTAAACAGATTCCAAATATCAACTATTTGATCTTCATTCATTAATCACAGGCTCCTCGTCATGATCTACAACTTCTTCGATTGCATTGTCGGTATTTACCATCTGCGCTTCTTTTTGCGGCAAATCTGCCATGATCATTTCGAGTTTATCACCTGTCCAATTCTTCCGATATTCTAGTGTTTCTTCTCCGGCGCTATCAATATACTTGTAGCGATTACCTTGTTTTTCAAGCAGTCCTTTTGCTTCAAGCAAATCAAACATACCCGAATATGGATCCATACCTGTTTCGTATGGAATTTTAACTTGCACTGCTTCAAACGGTTTAGCATAACGTGTTTTCATAACTTTACACGCTGCACGAATACCATGCACTTGTGAAGTTTTATTACCATCAGCATCTTCTTTTAGTTTTAGCTTTTTCATTGCTACAACCATTGAAGAAGCATACACAAAGCCACTACCACCACTAATCTTATCATCTGGATCAAACATATCCTGTGATGCATAAGTGTGGTTAGTGACACACATGCCTACGTTATAACTGCCAAACATATTAACACAGTTAGTGACCAATGCTTTTAGTGCTTTAGCTTTACGACCCATGTCGCCTTTCATATCACCTGCTTCAAACTGATTTACTTCAGTCGGCGACATAAGCATACCCAATGAGTCTACTACAAACAACACTTTAGGACGATCTTCTTCGTTCATTGATTTATAATCATCCATAAATGTTGAGATAGTTTTTGCAACATCGTCAATCATTGCCATGTTAAGTTTTAGTAGTTTACTGTCATCACAGTCAACACCTAACGCTTCTAGCCATGTTTGATCTAGTGCGTTTTCACTGTCAATAAGCACAACAAAGATACCTTGTTCTTGTGCTGACTTGACAATATTACCACTTACAATGTAAGACTTACCTGCACCTGATTCGCCTGCAAATACACTTACTTTGCCTAGTGGAATACCTTTGCGGAAATCACCGCTGAGTAGATAGTTAAGTGCATAGTTGCCTGTGCTGATCCAATCTTGCGGATCATTAAAGCCTGCACTCATACCTTTAATAGATTTTGTTAATGAGTTTCGAA